GTTTTTCTTTCTCATCATCTAATTTAAATTCGTCTTTGGCTTTTTGAAAATCTATTAGTTTTTCTACAGAAGATTTTTCTTCTTTATCTTCTTTTTCTGCAAAATCTTTAAGAGCATCGCCTTTATCTTTTAAAAAATCTAAAAAACTCATAATTCTCCTATTAATAGGGGCCCGAAGGCCCCTTAATTAATTATTATGGTGTGTTTCCAGCATCTGCTATGCTATTGTTTTGCATATACATCACTGTCACTGTTGCATTACCAGTAGTTCCATCACCATCAGTACCTGTAAAATCAGCTAATACTTGAATATCAGTAGTACCAATATTTGTAGCTTCTGTATCTAAAGTACCTCTAGTTGTGCCTAATGATTTAACACTTGTAGATGGAATAAAAGCATTTCCATCATCAGCTGTACCAACAATCACTGTAGCTGCATTTGTATCATTATTCACTGTAGTGACATTTAAAATAACATCAACTATTTGTGAATTAGCTGGAATAGTTCCAATTACTTGATTTAAATGTGAAGCTCCAGTTATGTCGATTTTAGCAGATTGTGCCATTACAACAAAACCAGTATTAACAACATTTGCACCTAAAGTGCCACCTGTTGTTTCTTTTATCGTTCCCGCTTTTATTGGTCCCGAAAATGTAGTTGTTCCCATAAGTCTATCCTCCTTTGATAGTCTGCTTTCGCAGTCGTTAGGGTTACTAGGCGTATTTCTACGCCTAGTAATTTAATTTATTATGCAGCTCCTTCTGAACCGAAAATAGCTCTCCAGTCTGTAAAACCGAAAGAGTATCTTTCTCTAACTTTGTATCTTAGATTACCAGTTTCAAAATCACCTTCAACAGCTTTTTTGATTGGTGCTCTAACAAAGTGTTTCATTCCATCTGGGCAATCAGTCATAATGAAGTATTGATCTGTGTCAGTTAGTCTTTGGTTAACGACTACTCCGCCAGGGATCATACCCATATTTCTCATTGCGTTAATGTCATTGTCTGCAGTACCAGGTCTTAAATTAGACTTTAATACTCTTTCAGCAATAAACACTAAGTTTGGTGGAACAATTAACTTTTGTCCAGTTAGTGCAATTGGTATACCTCTATCATCTTCGGCTTGTGCTATTTGAATTAAAAGTGTCTCCAAAGAAGTTTCACTTAAATCAGCAGCAGTTCCTAATTTGTTAGAAGCTGTACCGCCACCACCTAATGGGTGTGAAGCAGACAATAAAGGTTGTCCATCGCCACCTAATTGTGATGAGCTAGTTGCATTGTTTAAGATGTTTGCACCTTTTATTTCTTTAGTATGTTGCATTGATCTTGCTAAAGCTCTAGCATATTTTGCACCTAAAGATCCGTATAAACCATCTTCTTCAGCTTCTTCTGTAATAGAAAATGCTAAAGCGATTGTTTCATGTACGTATCTTGATACAAATCCTTCTCTGCCAGATTCATAAGATATTGCAGCACCTTCAGCTTTAGTTGGTGCAGCTCCGAAGCCGATCATTTGTACATCTTCTTCGAAAGCTTTTTGTGATTGCTCTGTAGAGTATATTTCTCTCCATTGTTCTGGATATCTGTCATACTCCATACCAAACACGGTATTTAAACCTAGATTGAGCTGTTTGGTAAATAGTGCTCTATTTAGTGCCATTGTTCAATCTCCTTATACGCCAGCCTGACGAGTACCATATAAGTGTAAATTAATTACAACTTCTACGTCTGCATCAGCACCGACTGCGTTGTTTGGTTCATCAATCAATCTTAATATTCTCAAAACTTTAGCAGTAGTAGCTAATGTACTAATGTCTAATTCATCTTGTGAATATCCGAAAGTAGAGTTAAACGTACCGATAGTTACATTTGCTAACTCACCTACGTTAGCATTTGCAAAAGTACCGTTACATTGAACTTTGTATGTTATGTTTGGATCGTCATAGACCAAAGCTTTTACAGCAGTATTCGCTTTTACAGTTGTACCACTATTCCAAACTTTAGAAAACTTGACGTCCCCAGTGTTGTTATCTTCATATTGTACTCCATAGAATACACCTAAAGCAGTTCCTCCAGCTGTTCCTCTAATAATAGTTCCATCAGTTGTCATAGTAACTAAGTCACCTGATGCTAAATTAGCAGCATAAGAATTTGCAATAGGATACTCTTGAGGTCTGATAACACCACCAGTTAAGTGTCTCAAAGGTATAAAACCTTGAGGTGCATCTACGTTTGCCATTTATAGTCTCCTATTTATTTGTTACTCTTTAAAGCCTCCCCTAGTAACTTCGGATTTGAAAGACTTGGATATAGGATTTCCAGGCTGTTCTACTTTGTGGATATCTTGTTCGACTGATCGCATTAAGTTTTCAGTCATTCTTGCGTAATACATATTACGTTCATTTACCATTTCTTCTGGCATTTCACAGAGTAGCATTCCTTCTATTCCTATGTAACCAGCAAACTTGCCATGTTCTATCGTTGGAAAATGTTGAGCATCTTTAACCGTTTTAGGGTCACGAGGTTGCCAACCTTCTCTCAATCGTTTAGCAACATTTGTCGGTGTTTCCTGTCCTAATACCATAGTTGCAATCCATCTCTGTTTGTAACCAGGTCTCGGCTCAGGAGCTTCCAATAAATTACTAGGTCGCCATTGTGAAACCTTTGCTTGTTCAGCTCTAGTTTCATTTTTTATTTTATTGTTCATAGTCGTGCTCCTTATGTTCACGTATTGTTGCTAAAGGTTTTAACTTCTTTAGCAAACCGCTTTAGTGCCGCTTCGTCATTAATATCTATACCGAATGTTCTTGCAGTATTAATATCATCTTCAGTAAGCTTAACTCTATTACTATCTGTTCCTTTTTTACGAGAAACTCCAGCAACCGGAGATTGCACTCTGTTGTTTTTTTGTACCACATTTTTATCTGTTTGGACAGTGGCTTCTTCATTTTTGTTAAAAAAAGACAAACCAGATGTTTTTAATCTCTTATCCATTTCAATGTAATAATCTGGATCATTAACATCCCAACCTTCTTCAGTAAGTTCTGCATCTATACCATAAGCCATTGCAGTTTCTTTTCTAAAACCAGGTTTGTTAAACCATTCTCTGTTTTCTTTAACCCAATCTGCTGCTAAAGGTGGAGTTTTGGTCGGTTTTTTTTCAACTTTAGGTACTTCAGAAGCTAAATCTTCAGTTTTAGACATTTGTCCTCTAATGTCAGCCATTTTTTCATAAAGTTGTACTTGTTTTTCAGTATTACCTTCTTCAATAGCTGTTTTTAATTCATTAGAAACACTTGAATAGTTGTTTTTTAAGCTTTTACTAGCAATATCAAAAGTTTTTTTCTCTAAATCTGCTAATCTTTGCTCTAATTCAACATTTTTTTGTTCAGCTTCTGCTCTTTTTGCCACTTCTTTAGCAATTCTTTTACGAACTTTTTCAGAATATGGCATATCTTCTGAGTATTTAGGTACTTCTTGTTTTTTTTCTAACTTAGTTTCCCTTTCATTCTCAAAAGTTTTATCAGTTTCTTTCTCTTTTTCTTCTGTTTCAGCTTTTTCCATTAAAGCATCAATAGGATTTTGTGGAACCTCTATTTCTTTCTCTACTGGATTGTCGTCTAGCTTAACTTCTATTTCTTTCTTGTTGTTTTCTTCATCGCTCATAGTTTTCTCCTATGTTGTCGTTAGCTTAAACTAACGTATATTATAATTGTTGAGATATTACTTCAGGGTTTTCTAATGTAGCAATAACCTCATCATCATTAATTAACACCATTTTGACTTCTTGTACAGAAATTTTAGCTCCAGCATATCTGCCAAATACTACCCAATCTCCTACTTTACACCAAGGTGCTTTTCTATCACTATAACATTCTGGTCCCATAGCAATAACTTTACCAACAGAATTTAAATAACTTTGTTGTTCTTTATTTGTATCAGTTAAATAAATTCCTCCTTTTGTTTTTTCAACTACACCTTTCGGTCTAATTAAAATTCTATATCCTACTGGCTGAGGTACTTTTTCTGGTGTAGGTACACTATCGTCTGTAGCCCACATATCTTTACTAATCATCTATATCTCCTTCCTTATATTTCTGAGTAGTTTCATCTATTATTTCTATAGCTTTGTTCAGTCCAACAGACATACCTTGTATTCTTTTGAACTCTTCAATTTTATCTACACCTTTAGATAACAAATTTTTACCTAAATCTGTGTCGTATTCTTTAATCTTCTTTTTTATCGCTATTATTATTCTTTCCATAAAGTTTATTTTTAATTTCTATTAAAGTTTGATTAAAATTTTTATTAAGTTCTTGAGAAGCTTGTGCAAACAATCTTGGTTTAATAATAGAAATAGATAATTGTTTATTTTCTAAAAATTTTTTAGCTTGTCTTATTTTTTCTGCTTTTACTGCCATGTTTTCTTCTTATAGCTTCCTTTCCTTTTTTTGCAATAGAAGCAACTTTACTTTTTCCCATAACTTTAGCTCGTTGTTCCATTACAGTGAGTATTTGTATTTTTCGTGCAAAAGATTTTTTAACTCGCTTAACTTTAGATACCGTTTTTCTGGCCTCTGCGGGTGTTGCAAATTTAATTCGAACAGTGTCTCTAGGATTTTCATCTGTATATAATCTTCTACCTGAGCCTTTAGGTTTTTTGCCTGTTCCTTTCTTTGGATCTGCCATTAGCTATCACGTTTTGCAACTCTAGAAGCTGTTTCTACTATCTTAGCTTTTGTTTCAGCATCTTTTCTAGCTTGAGTTCTCTCCTTATCTTTTACACCTTCTGCAAATCTAGCTTTTCTTATGTTAAGCTCTTCTGCTTTCAATTGTAAACTTGCTTGCTTTTCTTGCATTTCCATATTTTCTTTTTGTTGTTCTGGTGATGGAGGCATACTACCCATCAAAGCTTGTGCTGCTTGTGCAGCAGCTGCAGCAATTCTATTTTCTTGTTCTATAGTTATATCATTAGTATCTTCATCTTTTAATTCTTTATTAATTTCACCAGATGAAGTTGGCATACCTTGTGGTGCTTGAGCTTGTATTTGTTGTTGATATAAATATGCCATGTGTTGACCCATATGTGCCATCATTTGTGGAAATAAAACTTCTTTAGCTTGTGGATTACCACCAAATCTTGGATCCATCATAAATTGTTGGTGTACTGCTAAATGAGCTTGATGATCTTGATCTTCAAAAACTTTTATTGGCTTACCATTTAGCAATGCCATATTTTCTGAAACAGGATCTCGTCTAGGTGTTTCTTCATCTTGTATAATTAAATCTTGATAATCTGGAATATTTAAAGATTGTAAAAATCTTCTATAAGCTTCTTTAACATCTATAATATTTGGTGCTTGTTGTGCTAATTGTAATCCAGTTTGTGCTAAAGCAATTCTTTGTGCTTGAGAAAAAATATTAGGATCACTTACTGGTACTACATCTACAGCATCATCAAAGTCTTTTCTTCTTATAGTTTTTCTTTCTCCAATAACATCATAAGGATATTCGTCATCTAAATACTCTCCATTTAATTCATAAATTAATTTAAATTCTCTACCTTGTGCTTGATGTAATCTTTTATGTATAGCACTAAAAACTTTAGATCCTTGTTCGATTAAAGCAATGGTAGTACCGACAGGTCCTGATCCAGCAGATTGACCTACCATAGCATCTGCGATACTTGCAAAACGTCTCCCGGACTCTGTTAATACACCTAATAATTGTAATAGTGTTGGTGATGGCTCCTTAAACGGAAGAGGGATAAAACTTTTACGAAGATCATCACCATATGCTTCTACATCGACCCATTCACCAGGTGAAACAGTGATGTCTCCACCTTCTATTCTTGCACCTTTCGCTTTAAAACCTCCATTGAGATTTGCAAAAGCAGCTGAATCAAGTAAAGCTCTTAGTGCGCCTGTACTTGCATGTTGTAAACCGCCGATCATTTGTATAAGACCAAAGCCATAGAAGCCTAAGCCCGGAAGATATTTATAATGTATAAAGTATGTTCTTTTCTTTTTTAATTGATCATCTTCTTTCCAATTTCTTCTAATTGCAAGAACTTGATTACTTTCATAATCTACAGTGACTATGTAAGGTAAAGCTAAACCATCATTATCTTCTCCTAAATCTATGTCAGCGTGTATTTCTAAAACAGTGTGTATCTTATCTGCCATAGAAGCAGTCATACCTTCTAATTTTTCCATAGTTTGTTGAACTACATCTGAAGTATTTTGTCCACCTTGATTTTTTGTTATTGGTACATCTCTATAAAAACCTTCGATTTGTTTTTTCTTAATTTCATTTGTAGTTTGTTTCATTACTTGTGTGTATCTTTCGGCA